ACCGCACTGCAACTGGTCGTTTTAGTGGGGCAGACCCAAACATGCAGAACATGCCACGTGGCGGCACGTTTCCTGTAAAGAAAGTATTTGTGTCACGATTTAATGGTGGTAAGATACTTGAGGCTGATATGGCGCAGCTAGAGTTTCGCACTGCCGCATTTTTATCACAGGATGGAGTAGCAATTGAAGAAGTATCTACTGGATTTGATGTACACGCATACACCGCTGAAGTTATTAGTACCGCTGGTCAACCTACGGATAGGCAGACTGCGAAAGCGCATACATTCGCACCATTATATGGAGCAACAGGCTTTGGCAGAACACCAGCAGAAGCAGAGTACTACACCCACTTCAACGAGAAGTACACGGGCATCGCAGCTTGGCATTCCCGATTGGCTAAAGAGGCTATAGAAACACAGAAAATATGCACTCCTAGTGGCCGGGAATTTGCGTTTCCAAATGTCGTAAGAAAAGCAAATGGTAGGATCACAAACTTTACACAGATTAAGAACTATCCAGTGCAATCCTTTGCAACTGCAGACATAGTTCCATTAGCTTTATTACACATTGAAAAACTACTTGACGGTATGCAATCTTGTGTGGTAAACAGTGTTCACGATAGCATTGTAATTGATGTTCACCCAGATGAGGAAAAACAAGTTATAGCATTGATAAATAAGACTAATGATGAATTACCAAACTTGATCACACTAAGATGGGGAATTGTATTTAATGTTCCATTACTACTTGAATCAAAAATAGGAGAAAACTGGCTTGACACGAAAGACGTATCCTGATATAACTATGAAACTTTTTGCAGAAAAGAAAGGAGAATTTAAACATGACACAACTTACAACAATTGATACTAATAACTTTGCTATGATGGCAAAGGCTATGGGTATTGCAGGCGAGGCAGAGACAGGATCAAAATCTAGTTCACTGGCAAGGCTGCGCATTAACCACTCACCAATTATGGGTATGACTGAAATGAATGGCAAGAAAGTCAACATGGAAGTAGTTAGTGGTGGTACATATCGTTTGGACATTCCAGATGGACCAAACTATTATGCTAACTCAATTATCATTCGTCCATATATGCAACGCTTTATGTACAAGCGTTTTGTAAAGGGCAATGACAAAACACCTAATAAGTTTATTAAGACAATTATGGCTGATAGCCTTAATATAGACTTAAAAGATAACGAAGGTGGTTTTAATTGTGGTAAACCTGCGGGATACATCAAAGACTTCAAAGCACTTCCAGAAAAAATGCAAGAGTTACTTAAGCAAATTAAACGTGTACGTGTTGTTTTTGGAACAGTCGAGATGAAAGACCCAACGGATGATTCTGGAAATCCAGTCACTATTGAGGAAATTCCATTTATTTGGGAAATAGACAATCGTGATGCTTTTAAATTAGTTGGGGAGAGTTTTACTAAACTTGCCAAGTTAAAACGCTTACCTATTCAGCATCTAATAACTGCCAATACAGAAGAGCGTAAGCTGCCAAATGGTAGCAGTTTTTATCTTCCTGTTGTATCTCTTGATGTGACAAAATCATTGTCTCTTACAGACACAGAGCAAAACACTTTTGCGGATTTTATGGGTTGGGTAGATAACTACAACACGTACATCATTAACACATGGGCAGAGAAAGCAAAGGATGAAATGAGTGATGATGATATTGATGTCGTTGATGGTATGGTAGACATTGATATAGATGAAGAGGTAGCATAATGAAGCACCCAGCTGAACTGGCACTGCACCAATACATGGAAGATGCAGTAGGTGGTAAAACCACTATGTCTGAAGCAACTATTAAACAGGTTGCTACGGATGTAGCAGAGGCTCTTACTCGCCAGTTTGCTGGTGGCAAAAGCCGGGGCGACTTTAGGTTACGCATGTCAAACATTGGCAGACCATCTTGCCAATTATGGTATGAGAAAAACAAACCTGAAGTTGCCCTACCTTTACCTACCACATTCGTAATGAACATGATGATTGGAGACATCGTAGAGGCTGTCTTCAAAGGTATATTAAAAGAAGCAGGAGTAAAATATGAAGATTCCGATAGCGTCACTCTGGACTTGGATAGCACATCCATTAACGGAACATATGATATTGCTATTAATGGTTCTGTTGATGATATTAAATCCGCATCTAATTGGTCTTATAGCAACAAGTTTGATTCTTTTGAAACATTAAAAGAGTCAGACGGATTTGGGTATGTAGCGCAGCTTGCTGGTTACGCAAAGGCATCAGGTAAAAATGCTGGTGGCTGGTGGGTAGTCAACAAAGCAACTGGTGAATTTAAATATGTACCAGCTACAGGTCTTGACATTGAAGAAGAACTAAATAAAGTAGAAGATACTATTCAGACACTTGAAGTAAACGAGTTTAAACGATGCTTCGAGCCAGTGCCTGAAAAGTTTAGGGGAAAAGAAACAGGTAATCTTGTCTTAAATAAGAACTGCACATTTTGTTCTTATCGACATGATTGTTGGCCTGATATGAAAGAATTGCCAGCCGTTAAATCGCAGGCAAAAGAGCCAAAGACGGTGGCATATATTAAACTAGCGAAAGAATATAATGCCGCATAACGCAAATCAATTTCGTGCCGCACGTAAGTATGGCTATCGCAGTGGGCTAGAGTTATCCCTTTCAAAGTTTCTTAAAGAACTTAATGTTTCCTTTGATTACGAGTGCATTAAGATTGAATGGGAAGACCTAGCCTACCGCACATATACACCAGACTTCGTGTTAAATAACGGTATTATCATAGAAACAAAAGGCATGTTCACTGCTGCAGATAGACGTAAACATTTAGCTATCAAAAGACAGCATCCTAAACTTGACATTCGTTTTGTTTTTGAAAACAGTAGACGAAAACTACGCAAAGGTGCAAAGTCTTCTTATGGTGAGTGGTGCATTAAATATGGATTCAGATATTATGATCGCATCATTCCAGAAGACTGGCTTAAGGAGAAGGGTAAAAACAATTATCCAAAGTTTATTGCATTTAGCGGAAGCAAGATAAAAAGGAGAAAGTAACATGAAACAAAAAGATTTAGCTATGATTGACGATAATGATATGATAATACGTGTACGTCCTTATGAAAATAATGATGGCTCTTGGAATGGGGAGATTGATATATCAATAATTTCACAACCAGAAAATACATTTAGTGATGATGACTATTTTCAAATTATGCATTTCTGTAAAATGATGGCATCAACAGTTCCGATTATGGAAAATAATGAAAAAATAAGAGATATGGTACATGATTATGTTGTGAATGTTGTTGACAGTGTTGTTGAAGTTGTGTTAGAAGATGACTACGAGGATGAAAAACCCACTATTGTTTCTCGTGATAAAAATATTATTTCAATTGATTTTAAGACAAAGGGGAACGCATGAGACATGAAACATTTATGAAACAAGCTATGGAACAATCAGACAGTAAACAAATGTGGCCTTCTGAAGATGCAGTTGATATGGTCAATAGCCCACCACATTATAATCAGACAGGCATTGAGTGTATTCACGCTATCTCTGCTGCTACTGGTGATGGGTTCAAGTACTATCTGCAAGGCAACATTATGAAATACCTATGGCGTTTTGACTATAAAGACAAACCACTAGAAGACTTGAAGAAAGCACAGTGGTATCTGGACAAGTTGATTGAAGAGGTAATGGCTAATGATAAGAGTTAAGATGTTCATTACCCTTGACGTAGACGAAGAAGAATATCCAATACCAGCAGATGAAAATGTTGGTGAGGAATTAGAAGACGGTATCCGGGAGTATTTTTATGATGTAGACGGTGCTGAAATTAAAAGTATGAAAACAATACAGGAGTGACAGATATGATAAACAATTATTTACCTACAGACTATCAAAATTTTATAGCACTTTCACGTTATGCAAGATGGAAGGAAGATGAGCAGCGAAGAGAAACATGGAATGAAACAGTATCAAGATATTTTGACTATATGGCTAGCCACTTGTCTAGCAATCATGACTATCAGCTTTCTGATTCATTAAGGGCTGAACTTGAAGAGGCAGTACTTACACAGCAAGTAATGCCAAGTATGCGTGCGCTTATGACTGCTGGTCCTGCATTGGATCGGTGTCATGTAGGTGGCTACAACTGTTCATATGTTCCCGTAGACAATCCACGTGCATTTGATGAGACAATGTATATTCTTATGTGTGGCACAGGCGTAGGCTTCAGTGTTGAGCGTCATCATGTTGAGAAACTGCCTCAAGTAAATGAAGACTTTCATGATACAGACACAGTAATCAAAGTAGGTGACAGCCGCCCCGGATGGGCAAAGTCACTGAAAGAACTGATTGCTATGCTTTACACTGGACAAATTCCCAAGTTCGATGTCAGCGAAGTGCGTCCTTCAGGTGCAAGGCTCAAGACTTTCGGTGGTCGTGCGTCAGGTCCACAGCCTCTTGTTGAACTCTTTGAGTTTTGTATTCAAAAGTTCAAGGGTGCTGCGGGTCGCCGCTTATATCCAGTTGAATGTCACGACATAATGTGTAAAATTGGTGAGGTTGTTGTTGTTGGTGGTGTCAGACGAAGCGCACTCATCAGCCTGTCCAACTTAAATGACGATCAGATGCGTCATGCAAAAGCAGGTAAGTGGTGGGAATATGAAGGTCAACGTGCGCTTGCAAACAACAGCGTTGCCTATAAAGAAAAACCACAGATGGGAACATTCATGCGCGAATGGTTGTCCTTGTATGAATCCAAGTCAGGTGAACGTGGTATATTTAACAGGCAGTCTGCTAAAATGCAGGCATCAAAGAATGGTAGGCGTGACATTGAACATGACTTTGGGTGTAACCCTTGTTCAGAGATTATTCTACGCCCATATCAGTTCTGTAATCTGTCAGAGGTAGTTGTACGTGCGACAGATACAGTGGAAACACTGAAAGAGAAAGTTCGTTTGGCTACTATTCTTGGTACATTGCAAGCCACACTGACCAACTTTAAGTATCTGCGTAAGATTTGGAAAAACAACACAGAGGAAGAGCGTTTGTTGGGTGTGTCACTGACAGGTATCATGGATAATGAACTGACATCAGGACGAAGTGCTAAACTTGGCATGAACATAGGCCAGGTCCTAGAGAACTTGCGTGATGTTGCAGTTGAGACTAACAAAGCATATGCCAAGATGATTGGTA